CCGTTAACTAAGCTCTCAAAAGAAGCTGGCTAGGCTCATTTTGGGCTCCTCATAAAAATCATGGGGGACTCTCAATCCAAACCCTTGTCCAAGGGGCTTGGTGATCACGTAAGTATCGTACATGATCGATGAGTGGTGACGTCGAACAGGCGGACACAAATCATTAAAAACTTTCGTCACAAAGTCCATGTCAATGTCCAGGAAATCAGGGCTACGGCTCTGACGAGATCTAAAGGTTTCCTCAAGCATCAACTGAGTCGAAATGGGCATGTTGAACATCTTCTCGAACTGCAAACGAGTGCAGAAGTCGATGTTAGCCGTCTTTTCCAACAAAATACGTCGAAACTCAAGGTCCTTGGAGTCAGTTACCATTTTCCATTTCTCTTTCTCATAAGCATTCATCCTCTTGCGTGCCATCCGTCGGAACATTTCCGCATCGAATTTCTCCGTTTCGCGAAGCACCATTATCGCGAACTCAGTAACAACGGGGCAGTGCGGCAGCTCATAGATTAAACTATAAGCCTTAGATCTAGCTAGAGCTGAAAGAGTTTGTCGGTTGGAGGCAGTATACTGGGAGCCAGACCAACCAAAGTTTGTCAAGATTTTGTATGGGTCCTTAATAACACAATTTGACTCAGAATACAAATTCCCAACGAATGAAGCGTCACCTAAGCGGTCATATTTTTCAAACTTTATGTCAATACCCAAAAGTTTGTAAAATTTGTCATCTAGTTCTCCTGACAAGACCACTACAATGCCATCATCGCCCTCATAGATGCCGTCAACCTTAGCACCAGACATGTGAGCCACTGCCACGGTGGCCAGCTTGTTTAAGATCAAATTAAAACAAGCTGTCCAACGCATGCCAGAAAACAAGGTAGCTTGAATGCGAAAGATGAACTCATTGAACTCAACCTCCCTATATCCTTGGTGAGCCAATATGTACTTTCGCACATCGCTCCAACCAGGGGTATTTTGGAAGTATTGGTCAAGGACTTGGACACAGATCCTCACCCAAAACGGTGAATGTGATGATTCAAATTTAGAGCCATCTGTCGCATAGAACTTGAGGGCGGGGTACTCCAGGCGTTCCGAAACAAATTTCGCTCTATCCTTAACTGGAACGAATTTGACGGCAAAATCGCCTTGAAATACAGCATGCTCAAAGGAGGCCAGCCAGGGATCGAAGAACACCTTATGTTCATCAGAAGCGGAACATATGGTCCTGGGAGCTTTGAATTGGTCGTACGACTCTTCCTTAATGAAGCCGTCCACACCAAGCATGCGGGCATTCCATTTTTCGCAAGCACCAAATTGTGCATTGCTGTCGATCATTTCATCAAAAATGGACAAAAACTTTTCACGGTCAGCAACCGAGTAGCCTTTGGACTCAAGTCTACTCTCAAAACCAGAACGGCTGAAGTCAACTTCAACTGGGGCAGACCACTTAAACTCGCTCTTAGCTATTCGCTTAACAAGTCTGCGCACGAACCTAGGCACAGCTTTATGGCCTGCGGCCAAGCGACAAGCTACGGACATCTGCTGGTTCATGT